AGGATTCGGGGGCTTCCGTGTCTGTGGAAAAAAAGGGTTCTGTCTTATTTTTGACAATTCTTTTCTTGATCTCGCCGTAACGCTGTCCTCTTCTGCTGTTGCATGGTTTGCATGAGGGTGCAAGGTTATGCAGTTCGTGTGTGCCACCTCTGTCGTATTCGAGTAGGTGGTCTGCTTCAGTAGCTGGTGCGCCGCATATGTAGCACTGTGGGTTGTCTCGTAGTAGTTCGGCTCTGTTGTCTCGGTATTCTTTGCTGTTCCAGTGGCCGTGTTTCTTTTGTTTGTCTGTCATCGGGTTTCCTTTGGTTGGTGGTAATGGTAGGTCAAGGGCAAAGGTCAATAGATACTGACGCCCAAGCGGAAGGGCACCGCTCGGTTGTCCTCAAAGTACATGACAGGGTTGGGTTGTTTGTGTCCCCCACTATTTTGACGCATGTCTCGTCTGGGAAGCCTGTCTAGTTGAATTCGGTGGAAAACCCATCGCAATGTACGTTTGAACGCTGATCCCCCGCATCGGTGCGCGAAGGTCTACCCTCGTTACCGAGTGTTCCCATAGTGAGGCTCAGATACTCACAAGGGCTAATGGACTCTCTAGTCCTGTTCATTATTCAGTTGAAGGGGGTGTCGGGTCATGGTTCACCTACCCATCTCACTAGTTTGGCAGCATGACCCGACGGTCTGATCATAGCCAGGTGGGTGGGAGCATTGTCAAGTATCCCCCACTAAATGTTCTAGATCAGTAAGGTTTAATCATGCAACGGCAACTTGGTCGTATCGCTGCACTACTCAACAGTCAAGGAATTGACATAGACGAGATAGGTGAGGTCACTCAAGTGAAACCGACGACTCAAGCAACATTGCGTGAAACATCGCTAATCCAGTTCTCTCCTAAATGGGAGAACGGTCCCGAATGGCCAGTAATTAAGCAAGGTCCTGTAGTCCGTATCCCTGTGTCTAAGGTGCAGAAACGCCAATCAAAATGGGCTCAATGCTTTATATTCCCTGACATACAGATCGGCTACTTTACGACTTTGACCGGTCAACTTGAACCGATCCATGACGAGCGTGCCATTGATGTGGCGCTACGCATTTGTACTGACGTCAACCCTGATCTGGTCGTACTGGTCGGCGACAACCTTGACTTGGCTGAATTAGGCAAATATGTCGTGACGCCTGCATACCAGCGCACAACTCAAGCGACGATAGACCGAGCAACCCTGTTGGGTGCGCAACTACGCAAAGCAGCTCCGAACGCAAAGATCATTTGGTTGGCAGGTAACCATGAGGAGCGTTTACCCAAATACCTGTTAATGAACGCTTCAGCATCGTTTGGTTTGAAGCGTGGCAACCTGCCTAATTCGTGGCCTGTAATGTCTGTCCCGTTTTTGTGTCGACTTGATGAGGTTGATATTGAGTATCGCCCTGGCTATCCAGCAGCTCATTGTTGGATCACTCCAGAGTTGCGTGTCATTCATGGTGACAAGGTTGCTAGTGGTGGCAGTACGGCCCACAAGTATTTGTCGTCTGAGAAGGTCAGTGTCATCTATGGGCATATTCACCGCCGTGAATGGGCTGAGCGCACTAGGGACGACTTTGATGGTCCTAGGACGGTCATGGCGGCTTCGCCTGGCTGTCTGTGTCGAGTGGACGGTGCGATACCTAGCGTCAAGGGTGGCATTGATTTAGACGGACGCCCACTGAAACGCACTGAGGACTGGCAACAGGGCATAGCGGTCATACCGTACGATCCTGAGACAGGCAAGTTTGTGTATGAGCAGGTCGCTATAACCGATGGGTTTGCGATGTACAGAGGGAAAGAGTATGAAGCATCAGCTAGTGCAAATCATTTGGCATGACGCACACAGTGTTTGTGAGACCTGGACAACTAAAGGTGAGATAGATGTTTCGCCGTGCATCGTGTCAAGTGTCGGCTGGGTGTTGGAGTCAGTCAAAGCAGATCATGTTGTGATTGCTCAGTCACGCATACTTGATGACGACCATTACGACCATGTGCTAGCGATTCCGACCGGCATGATTAAGCAGATTAATCGGTTGAAGGCGACTCGGGTTTTGCCTGTCGGTGATGATGAGTTTCAAGTCGAATCCATTGACCATTGATATTCATTTCAGCAAACTTGATCTTTTCGGGTGTGTAGAAGTTCCCGTTAATCGTTAGGTATTCAACATGGTGGTCGTTTGCTATCGCTATAGCAAACACGGGCGTACAGAATGTCCATTCGTCGTTCCCTGTGTGGATTCGCATGGGGCTAGTTGGTTGCATGAATTCAGTCATTGTTCGGGTCTTTCGCTAGTCGTTCGCTAATTTTCTCTAAATGGCATGGCCGCCAAACGTGCACTTCTTCGCCCGAGTCCTGAAGGCTGTTAATCCAGTCCCACTGGTTTTCACTAACAATCCCTTTGTTAGTTTTCAATTCAACAAAGATTGTTCCACGGTACGGATGCGACATAACTAAGTCTGGGAAACCTTGGTTACCTGTGTTCGGCGTGATCCATTTGCCTGGCCGTATCTGTGCAGGCTGTGTATGCATCACTCGCCAACCATGCAATTTCGCCAATGAAATCACGGCTTTTTGAAACTCTGCTTCAGACGGTTCAGCCACCGTTCATCAACCGATCAATGATCTCTGAAGCTTCACGCTTAGTAGTCGGTGCTTGACCTTCATAATTCCGTGCTCGAAGCATCCCCAACTGTTTAGCGGTAGGAGGTTCACTGTTAGAGCCAAGTGCTTGTGTGCGTGCGACAGCTGCAGTCAGTGGCGCTTCAGTCTGGACTTCTGCACCTTGCCGGTAGACCTTGACTATTTCCTCTAGGCTGGCACGCTTCTTTGCGCCTTGATATTGGTAGTTAGCCAGGGCCCGACCAACAGCAGATGTTTCGCAGTTCTCAATAGCACTGGTTTTGTTGACCATTGACGAGCCACGGATCTCCTCTGCGTACCCTGTGGTAGTGGCAACAGTGTCGGCGATGTCGGCGTACAGCTCTGCTTTCATCACGATTCGAGTACCGTCGTCAACGATTAGTTCGGTAATGATGCGCCCACGGGGGCAGTCCTTCCAAAACAGTGGGAGGCGTTCTGCTACTTCGGCGTAGTCGGCTGGGTTAAAACTCATGACTCTTGATCCTTCTGTAGTTGGCGTTCAAATGACGTCATTTTCTGTTCGGCTCTGACGATTCGAAGCATGGCAACGCACCGAGTTGTTTCCTCCAATGTCATCCCATGAAAACCGCCTTCCTCGGCACAAAGCAAACAGATGCCACGCAAATAGTCACGCATCCGAACATCAGCGGTCGTTTGTTTGGCGTCGCAGATTTGACAGTTCACTTGAACCCACCGAGACGCATAGCGACAATGGCGTCCTGTGTGCTCTTAGTCAGATTGGACAGATAAATACCGTTCTCTTCGGCAACATAAGCCAACTCAAAGAGGGCTTTTCTGAGCATCCCCATATCAGCTCTAAGCGTCTCAATCTGCCAAGCCGCCGCCTTCATCGCAATTTCAGCCTTGGTGATAGCGACAGTCATTTCTTGAATCTTGTCAATCATGTCGGGTCCTTTACTTGTCGGTACTTGCCATCACTATAAACCATCGGTGTGGCTTTACGATCGTTGTAATTCTTAGACCTAATACGCCGACGATCGTTTTCGGTAGTGCCAGCCCAAATCCCTTTCTCGTCTGGGTGACTCATAGCGCAAGCCAAACACTCAACTCGTACCGGACACGCATCACAAAAAGGCTTAATAACATTGAGGTTTCGTGATGACTCAACACCATTGGACGGAAAGAACAGGTCTAGCGGTAGTGCTCGACATGATGCCTTGATCTGCCAGTCGGGTCGGTTGATGTTCAGCACAACTTCCACGGCCTCCAGCCACAACCACCCTTGTCAGCAATGTCGGAGTAAAGCAGGTAAGCAAACCTGAGGTTCAGGGTCGGGTCGCTCATTGATTCCTCCATCGGCATATTAAAAACTTGCTCTACATAAGAACGATGGATCTCGTTAATTTGTGCGATTCCGTGGTCATGTCCGTTGAACTGTGGATGCGTGTAACTGACATTCAGGCACCTGGTCTCCTTCCAAAGCAGACGACCCAACTTCTTGAGGGTCTCAGTGTCATTGGGCCAGCCAACCGAAATGGCTGTTGGGAACCATTCCTGACAATTAGTCTCATATGGCACTGGAGCAACCGTCGTGGAAGGCTGTGAGACAGTCGTAGAAGGCTCTGTGAGCGCCTCTACCCGTTCCGCCTGTTGTTGGGGCGTTAAATCCTGTAAAGCGATCGTAGAGCGAACTGTTGTAGTGGGTTGCTCAGTCGAGTCAACACCACCTACTGCCAGAGCTGCACAAAGCAAATAAGTGAAAAGGGATAAGCCTAGAAAACGACGTACGTTCATGATTCCTCCATTAGTCGGGTTTTGAAGTCGGGAACTGTCTACCGACTCTACTCGGTGCTTGTCAAGGCACTACGCAATGAGGCCAGGGAACTGCTTGATCATGCGTTCTACCGCTGGGGTCCATGTATCACCCGTGACATATTGCAGGTGCCATGCCTCAAAGTTTGGGTTCTTAGGGTCAGATACAGCCCAAGTGAAACCGTATTCAAGAGCTTTACAAGTAGCGAAACCGTCACCTAGTAACCATTTGCAGATCGGTGAATTGAGTCCACAGTTAGCAACATCTATTGCTAATCCCCAACCGTGGTCGGAGTGACCTGGTGTAGCACTAGGGCTTTTGCCTGGCTTCAAATACCATTTCTTGCCTTCCCAAATACGCACCACTTGAGGCACACGGCCACCGTCCGTAGTCGAGTAACGATCCTTAAACATGATCAGTTGTTGAGCGTATGTCCGATACGCACCGACTTGGTTGCACACCAGCTTGTTGAAGTAAGCGTCTAGTCGTAAACAATTCCATGCTGTTGCAGCGTGTTTTTCTAGTTGCCCTGCTGGCGCTTGGATTGTGCGTAGGACTGCTTTGTCAACTTTGCCGTTTGTTTGACCGGTCAGGTCGGTTGGCATGATGATCGGCAATACAGGGAACTTCATTGTGCTTTTTTCTTGATGATTGGCTCGACTGGTTTGTTGGTCAGTGCGGCCATGCCGTTGCCGACTGAGTAGCCGACAATCATGGTGATGATTGGTAAGCCTTGGTCTTGGTCTATTTGTCCGACTGCGATGAGTACGGTCATGCAAATTAAGCCGACTAGGGCTATGAGTGCTTTGGAAGGATTAAAAGTCATCAGGCTGGCCCGATGTCCTCTATGAGTAGTTGGGCTTGTCGGGTTGAGTCACGAATTAACTGTGGCGTTCCTGTCGTAAGTGAACATTTAGCAGTGCCAACAACGGTAATTGAACCAGCCGAAAAGGTCATAGTGCGAATTACTGTCATGCCTGATTGGTCAGTTGCGTTGGTTTCGTTAGTAAAAACCGTGTTTTGTAGGACTGTGCCTGAAGCGTTTGTTTGTCGAAGCGTTAACTGTGTGTTTGACCCAAAACTGGCTGTTTGGGCTTGTGGCTCGTAATAGGTAATACGGTAGTAACGGTTTGCTACAGCCGTAAATGTAACCGTCATCCCTGTAGCGATGACTTCGGAGGTTGTCAGCGTGTAACTGGTTGTTGAGGTTGCTAAAGCCATTACGCCACGAGGAAAACGGTTCTGCTGTGCAGCTGTTAAGACTGCACCTGACGAAAAGTCTGTGTTTGGGTTAATAGCCATAATGTTTTCTCCTTATTGTTTTACGGGTATCCCAAAACGTTTGTGTTTAGGATGCCATTAGTAGTTGAATCAAGCAGGAACGGTGTACCCAAAGTCGGTGACAAAAACACTCGCACTGACGCATAATCAACATAAAACGTTGTTTGAACACCCTGCACAGTGCCCGAAACATTTGTGCCACGAAAAGCAATAGTCGCAGTTGAACCAATCGGAAAGTTCGCTGGTGCGTCTGGAACAGCACCTGACGGCCTAGGAACTTTAGCCAATGTTAAACAAGTTGAATTCACCAATGTATTGGTAGTGACACTGAACGGTACTGCAGTTGGTTGATTGTTAGTTGCAAGAATAAAATTGGCAAGACTCAATGCGTCCGTCGTCGTGTTATTGATTGTGTCGTATCGAAGCGTGTTATCAATAGAACTTGAAAGAGTCGCTGTTTGTATTGCTAAACCAGCAGGCGCTACTTGAACGACATCAAAACTATTTTGAACTGACGACATGTAATCGATTCCGACATATTTGCCAGATGAAGTGTTGTCGGTAAATGCGTATGTCGAGGTGTCATATGCAAGCGGAGCAATAGTGGTAAATGTTGTATAACCAACATATGACGTTCGTTTTGAATCGTAATCATCTAATAGCAATTGATCTGTTCTCAAATATTTGTTGAGGAGATCAAGCGCACTTCCCGAATAATTGCTGACGGCGGAAGCAGCTGGTGTGACATAACCAAATGTTGCTGGATCAGGTAAACAAATAATTGCCCTGCCACCTGAACTGTTGGTAAGGATTCCTTCATAGATTTGGGTTGGACCGAAACCAAAACTGGCGTTGTCATACAATTTCGCCCCAATTACCCCTGTACCACCAGTAGCAAAGATTGTGATTCGGTCACCCGGTGCAGACCCTGTGCCAGCGTTATACGGCATGTCATATGAGCGGTTGACGTCAGTAATGCGACCTACAAAATAGGACGGTGATGAAGCCGAATTGGAGTCTCGTACATCAATGTATTGTCCAACTGCTAAGGCCGTGGCATATGAATTTGCTGGGATTAGTTCTATGACGCATGACGACTGGCGAAAAGGGTCTTGGAATCGTTGCCGGCCACGATTAACAGTGATCGTTTGAATACCTGTGAGAGCGGTGTAGGTCCCGTTAATAGTGGTGGAGTAACTGGCTACTGGCGTTGTGTACGGCATCAGGAAACTCGAATCGGGACAGAACCGTTTAGTTGCTGGTATCGGCGCAACGCATCAACAACTTGTTGAGGGTCTCCGCCGTTAACGTTAATTGTTACATTTCCGCCACCGCCGAAACCGCCGTTTGGTGTGATGTTTCCAGACGTGCCAGGCGTAAACAACTCAGGTCCACGCTCACCTACAAGATAAGTTCCGCCACCCATAACAGGACCACCGTTAGCACGAGCGCCCGAAATACCAGCAAGGGTCAAAGCGTCAAACTCGCTTAGTCCGCCGTACTCGGCACCTCGAGCAAGATACGTTGCGTACTCAAGTGCAGCTGCTGAACCTTGAGTCTTGAACCTGAACAGGATTTCTTTGGATGAGATGCCATCCATTGTCCCTGAGATACCTGCGAGCACTCCAGCGTAATCAGCAAGTTTTGCTTCATAGTCATCAATGTCGGTTTGTGCACCTGTGCCGAACGCTTTAGCAGCTGCGGCTTCAAGTTCGGCTAGATCAGTCTTGGCGTTGTCAAGTGCGACTTCCCGATCCAATGTCCCGGTCAGATTCTTCCAAGCGGTATCAGCGTTAACAATTGCAATGGTGGCGTTGCTCGCAGAGGTTGCCAAATTGTCTAATGGTGTTTTAGCGTTTTGGATTGCTGTCTTAAACGCTCCAGCATTGATCCGACCTTCGTCTGTAACACCAGCCAACTCGCTTAATTGTTCCTCGGCCTGCGTACCGTTACCAACAATGTCTTTAAATAGTTCAGTGACCTTGTCATCAAAATCTAAAGCGGCGCCAGCACCATTAGCCAACAAAGTCGCCAAAGGAACTAAGCGTTGACCAGACTTAATTTGCAGGTCATCAACCGAGTCACCGAGACCGTCCATAGCGGCACGGTACTCTCGAGCCATTTGCAGTTCTGCTTCAGAAATAACCTTCTGTTCCGAAACCGCCGTTAGCGAAGCGTTTAGATCGTCGGCACCCATTTCAATAAGTTCGGCCATGTCTTGCCAGCCCTTACCAAGAAGCTGAGCGGCGACTTTCGCTTTTTCTGCTGGGTCCTTAATGTCTTTGATGCGTTGAATAGTGTTCTTAAAAGTTTCGTTGACGTCTAGCGAACCGTCACGCAAGTACACAAGGTCAATACCGAGGTCACGAACTTTGTCAGGGTTTGCACCAATCGTTTTATTGAGACGACCGATAGCACTTTCTACGGCGTCAACCGGGATACCGATATCGCCAGCCGCTTCGATATAACGAGACGCATCCTCAACGGCCAGACCAGTGGCATCAGCAAACTTGCCTGCCGATATTGCAAGGTCTTGAAACGCTGCAATTCCGTCAAATACAAACTTGCCGACTGCAGCACCAGCTGCGAGAGCAAACGTTGCGGCGTTAGCGGCGACTGCATCAAAGATCGCAGATGATCCAGCCTTGAACTTGCCTAGCCCACCTTCAGCGTTAGCAACAGCAATCTTGAAATCACCAAAGGCTTTTTGAGCGTCCTTAATGCCTTTGTCTTGAAGGTCCGTAATGATCGGAATACGAATAGCCATTACAGCACCAACGCTTTCGTTAACTGGCTGATCTGAGCCATCACCTGATCAACAGATTGCTTCATCTCAGATTCGACTTGACCGGCATTGTTCTCATATGCACGCCACATCACTCGAGGCTTTTCTCCCCAATTGTTTAGAGCATCAGCGAGACGGTTTGGGTTAGTGCCAGCAAACTCCACAATTGAAGCTGCAGCGTCCTTGTTCACAATCGTTAGAACAGCATCGTTTTTCTTTGACAGAGACGTCTTGACAGAGATGCCACGCACAGCTGCGCTTTGCACATAAGGAAACAAACCTCTACCACCAGGTGCCCAAGTGCGACTAATACCAGACGGCCAGCCACCATTCTTTTTAGTGGGGTCGCCATACGGATACAACTGTTTCGCCTCATCAACGACAGGCTTCAAAATCTTTTTAGCGTCCTTAAAGAACTGTTTCTGAACCTCAGGTTTGACCTTTTTCAAAGCCTTTAAGGTGGACTCAAGTCCTTGAATCTGCATTGACATGGTTCACCTCTCCTTCAGAATCTTTGCGACTGTCGAGAGGTCGTCTGAATCAAAGTCTATACCAGGTGGCCAGTAGCCAGTTATGACTAACAGCTGGGCTAAAGAGTAGCGGTGTGATCCGCTTTCGTAGGGTTTGAGGACGCAGTACTCACAATCTCAATCTCTACAAGCTTGTTGACAAATGAGTCAAACTCCACCGGAATGGTTTGTCCGTGTTCGGTCTGAATCTTGGCTGTGTACCAAGCCATAAACGCCATGTCCTCCATACCGAAATTGTCGGCAAGGTCAGACGTTTTCATTTTGAAACGGCGTTCCCAAGCAACAAGTGTCGCCAAGGTGGTTGTGATCGTTGCTGGTCCTTGACCAATGTCAAAACGGATCGTGAGTTTCATGTCGGGTCCTTTGTTTAGGTTTAGTTAGATCAGGCTTCAGACCAAGCGAAAGTGCCACCACGGAGCGTGATGGTGCAACGGCTCAATTCGCCAAGCGTGTAAACGACAGGGAGCTCTTCAAGATATGAGTTAGCCAAAGTGCCAAGTGGGTTCGTTGCGGTTGTAGCGCCCGAACTTCCTTTGATGGTTACTGACGCAATTTTGGTTCCGACAAGCGATTTGAAAGTTGCGTAAGTCTCACTGCTGGCCGTGCTCCAGTAGAGCTCCAAGGTCAAGGTGTTGTCCTGCTGTCCAGCCGTGAAGCTGGTAGCGGTAGAACCGAACGCATCGTCACGCAAAGCCATGATCTTCTGCGACAGATTTGCGCTTGTACATTGGTCCGAAATGTCCACAGCACCAATAGAAACGATTGGATTGGATAGGTATGTCGAAGTAGCCATGACGGATCAGTCTTTCTTTGAAGTTGGTGCGTCGGGCTTAACGGTCAATTTAGCACCCTTAGACGGGTGAGTGTCGGAACGCTGAATGAAGCCACCTTCAAGCAGCCAATCAATGTCGTCAGATGGGCCAGCAACAAACGCTGTTCCGATTTCGCCGACTCGAGTACTTGTAATTACATATCTGTCCATTATGAATCCTGTGCTTGTAGTGGGATGAGAAGTTCGTATCCGGCATAATCAGCGCCACCAACCGAAACAACTTTTGGTGAAGCACTCATAACCGCAACATCTTTTGTGACCAGTTGAGAAGTGAGCGACAGGAGCTGGCGTAGTGCGTCAAGGTTGCCAGGGCCGTTACTGATTAAGGTCACAGGGAAAGTCATCTTGACAATGTTGCCGTTCCACGACTCGACGGTCGGAGCATCCACAAAAGCGCAAGGTGGAGCGATGTTCCTAGGGTCATTAACAACACGCAAACCCGAAATAGTTTGCAGAGTAGTGACCAGATCATCTAGCGCCTCGTTCAGGAAGTCCGTGTAAGCCATCTCAGGCGACCTGTGGTCTGTTGATGCCTAACAACTGTTTGACGATGCCTGAGAGCCCTACAGTGGGCGCTGACGCCATATCTGTGAATGATGCGAACTGGTCAACCGAGCCACGCTGACGATAAAGGGCGGAACCGTACATGAGCGTACCGAGCGTTACATCTCCACCAGGCGTAACGGTCAGTTGGTCCGTGTATCCGGACTCTTGACGTCTACGAAAACAGAACGAGTTCGCAGCTGCAGCGACCTGCACCAAAAAGGCTGTCTCGTCACCGCTAGTTGTGATTCCGAGATATGTCGCAATTTGTGGGCCTGTCACCCAAGTGCAAGTTTCGGTATAGGTCAAAGTTCCAGCATTTGTGGGGCTTCGATCTAGATCACTGCCAGCGTTGTAAAACAACACTTGGTTGGGGATCGGTTGGTTGACATCAAAAAGGAGATCGCCTTCAGAGTCAACGCCAAGAAAGTAATAACTTGGCAGATCGTAAATGACATGAGTGCCGTTGAGCGAGTGACCCAAACTAGCAATTGTCATTGACTGCCCAACAGCAACATCGGGTTCCGTCAGCGTTTGGACAACCGCATAGTTATCCAACCGCTGGTGGAATGTGACTTGGTATACAGCCATGATCGGCTAACCGCCTTTCGGGCTAGTAGTTAGGCGATTGTGATTGCTTGAATGAAACTCGACTTAGCGACGAAGGTGGCGAAGTACTGGTGGATACTCAGGTTCTTGCCAAGCGTGCTCGGGTTGTCAAGGCTCAACAATTGCGGGCCTGATTCGTAGATTTCAAAGCCTGGTGCGTAAACAACAAGCATGGTTCCGGAAGCAAAGTTGTTGTCAACGACGACATTCAAACCGAGAACATTCATGCTGGTGTACTGGAGACCTCT